CAGAGACTCGATGATTGTCACGAGTCGGGGTGCCACATCGCGCATTTTTTTGTCCTGCATTTTTTAATATATTTTATCTCAATAAAAACAGGCGCTTAAATGGGCTTAATGGTGCTTTTAAAAAGTTCGCCCTGGCCGCGCGCGCTCCGCTTCACGCGCGCAGCCAGGTGTCGGTGATGCCGTGCTCGCGGCACAGCTCGTGGCCGTTGCGGCCGTTGAAGCGGCGGTAGATGTCGAGATCGCGCTGCGAGACCTCATACGACTGGCCCATCGGCACGTAGATTTAGCAGACAGCGATGCGTTCGTGTCGGCGTGAGTTACAAATGGTAGCCGCGGCGCGCGAATGGGGGGAGCGGTAATGGCCGAAGCCGAATGCAGCCAACAGCTTGTGGAATACCGGCTACAGCTGCTCGAGAAAGCTGCCGTCGAGATCAGCTGCGCTCTTGTGGGGATCAAGGACAGTCTGGCAACGCTGGCGACGTTGCAGGCGCACCACGCAGAAACGAGAGACGCGCTGGCGCGAGCGTTCCGGGCGATAGCCGATCTTGATACCCGGGTAGATATCGTGGAAAAAGCGCTGCCCATACTCAATCTCACCAGCGGATGGGTCAGAACCGGCGTGGTGTGCCTGGCCGGGCTTGTTCTGATGGCGATCGTAAAGATGGTCATTTTGTAAAGGAATCTTGAATTTGAGATCAAAAACTAATGGACAATCTAACCAAAACCGATCCCGCGTTCTCCCGGCTGACCATGGAAATGCACGCCGGGCCCCTACCAGCCGACCATCAGTTCAAAAACAAGATGCTGGCCTGCGAAAAATGCGGGAAGCCGGTTTACAACCCCATCAACGGTAGCCTGTGCCAGTGGGGCATCCTCGCCGGCCGAGTGCTCGACGCTGACTGCATCGCCGGCAACGACAACCCGGCGACCAGAATAGGAGCGTTTTCGTAATGGAACTGAACAGCAAGATCGGAGAAAAAAGCGCACGGATAGCGCACGGGAACAGCACGGATCGGCGGGCAAGGGGCGCAAGGAATGGCTGCTAACAGTAAAAAACAGCGAGGGCGAGGGAAGCCCTTTGTGAAAGGTAAGTCCGGCAATCCTAGCGGACGGCCCAAGCTGCCGCCGGAGATCGTGGAGTTAAGGGATTTGGCCCGCGAGCACACCCGAGACGCTGTTGAGGCGATTATCGGTGTAATGAATGACGGCGGGGCACCAGCGGGCGCGCGTATCTCTGCGGCATCCGAGGTCTTGGATCGCGGGTGGGGTAGGGCTACACAGTCGATATCCGGACCGGACGGCGGAGCCATTAAGACAGATATGCGCTGGATTGTTGAGATTGTGAGGCCGGGTGGCAAATAGGCTGCAAATTCCAGAGGCGTTTGAGCCACTACTAAAGCCCTGCCGCTACAAAGTAATGTACGGGGGCCGCGGCAGCGGCAAGTCGTGGTCGGTGGCGCGTGTTTTGCTGCACCAGGGAACCCTTGAGCCGCTGCGCATACTGTGCGCCCGCGAGGTCATGCGGACGATGGTGGACTCCGTGCATCGGCTGCTCTCGGACCAGGTGGTTGCTCTCGGGCTGCAAGACTGGTATTCGGTCACAGACAATTCAATCGTCGGGGCGAATGGCTCTGAATTTTTGTTTACCGGGTTGCGCACGCTGGATGCGGGCAAGATCAAATCCTATGAGGGATGCGATGTTGCGTGGCTAGAAGAAGCGCAGGCCATCAGCAAGAAGTCGAGAGAAATATTAATACCGACGATTCGGGCCGAGGAGTCGGAGATTTGGGAAACATTTAACCCAGAGCTCGACACTGACGACGTGTATCAGCGATACGTATGCAGTCCTCCGGCGGGCGCGTGGGTGCAGAAAGTTACCTGGCGTGACAACCCGTGGTTTCCGACCGTGCTTGAAGCCGAGCGCAAGCATCTTGAAAAGACCGATCCGGAAGCCTATCGGCATGTTTGGGAAGGCGAGTGCCGCACCGTGGTCGAGGGCGCGATCTACGCCCGCGAAATGCTGGACGCGATTGAGAAGCGCCGCATCCGGCCGACACCCTACGACCCAGCGCTGCCGGTTCATACAATATGGGATCTGGGTTGGAACGACGCTATGACGATCATCATGGTGCAGCGCCTGCCGTCTGCTGTGCTGGTGATCGACTATATTGAGGACAGTTTCAGGACGTATGCGGAATATGTGAAGCAGTTGAACGAGTTGCCCTATGTGTGGGGCACCGATTATCTGCCTCACGATGGCAGCAACAAAGACCCGAAGGATGGCAAATCAGCCAAGCAAACGCTCGAAAAGTTGCGCCGCAAGGTCAAGATTATCCCGCGCGGCGACGTTGAGAGCGGGATTAAGGCGGCGCGCATGATGTTCCCGCGGGTGTATTTTGACGACGCCAAAGCCGAGGAAAGCGCGACCGGCTATGCCGGCGTTGGTAGGTTGGTTGAGTGTTTGAAGCGATACCGTCGCGCGATTCCGCAGACGACAGGCGAACCAGGAGGCCCGGTGCATGATGAATACTCGCACGGGGCTGACGCATTTAGAGGGCTTGCAATGATTGTTGACCAGATCAGAAACGAGGACGACGACCGGCCTGCCGTCCGCAGCCCAGTACGTCGGTCGCAAGACATAGGCACCGGAATATGATGGACCCCGGCATGATGGCGGAAGGTGCGATGATGGACGAGCACCAGCTTGCCGCGCTCAGGGAGGAGCAGAAGAAGGCTGACGCCGAGCGCCTGAACCGCCTGGACTCGCTGGCGGGCGCCCTGGTCGCCAAGCGCAGGGACGCTATCGTTTACCGCTCAACCTGCGGCATCGAGACGATATGGTCCGAGGACGAGGACGCATTTGACGGGATCGACGACGCGAACCGGGCATTTGAAGGGGCCATCGCCCGGCATCGCTACACCAAGCCGGCGGTTGCATCGGGGCGAGTCGAGCGCGACACTGACCAGGCAGACCCGAACAAGTGCATTTTGCTGCCGAACATCACCGGGCCGTATTGCGAGGCTGGATCCGCGAGCATTGCCGACATCCTATTGCCCATGGACGATTGGCCGTTCGGGATTGGCACGACGCCGATACCGGAGTTGACGGCGGTGCTCGAGCAAATCAAAAAGTTTGACGACGAGCAACCGGTGAGTATGCCCGGCATGACGCAGCCGGAGCCCGCGGGCAAGGTCAGGGACAGGGCCGAGCAGGAGATGGAGAAGGCCAAGAAATCGGCTGAAAAGGCAGAAACACGCATCAAGGACTGGCTGACCGAGTGCCAGTGGCACGGCAAGTCGCGTAGACAGATCGACGACGCCGGCAGGGTGGGCACCGGCATCACCAAGGGGCCGATCCCGGTTCAGAAAAAGCAGTATGTGTGGAAAGAGGAGGCCGGGGTTCAGCAACTCATCATCAACGAGGAAACCAAGCCGGTCACGGAAAATGTGGATTACTGGAACCTTTATCCAGATCCGGCGTGTGGCGACAACATCCACAACGGTGGTTATATCTGGGAGCGCGGTGACATCACCCGCAAGACGCTGCAGGATCTGCTGGGGCAGGAAAGCAACGGCTACATCGACAGCCAGATCATGCTGTGCCTGGTCGAGGGGCCGCAAAAGGCCGAGATCGACGCCGGCACCAGAAACATCAGGAATGTGTCTGTTGATGACTCCCTGTTCGAGATATGGTGGTTTCACGGCGCACTGGAGCGCGATGAGCTAGAGGCCGCGGGCTGCAACTGTTCGGATCAGGACGAGAAATATCTGTCTGTTCCCGCGGTTATTACGATGGTCAACGGGCATCCGATCAGGGCGTCTCTGAATCACCTGGACAAAGGCAGCTTCCCCTACGACATTCTGACGTGGCGCCGCCGTCCCGGTATGCCGTGGGGCCAGGGCATTGCCCGCCAGATCAGGCCGGCGCAGCGCGGGATTACCGCGTGTTTCCGGGCGGTGATGGAAAATGCCGGGTTGAGCGCCAAGCCGATGCTCGCCGTGTTGCGCAAGTATCTGCATCCTACCGATAACACATGGGACTTGTTTGGCGGCAAGGTGTTCGAGGTCGATGCCGACGCCGACGTGCGCGACATCAAAGCCGCGATCACGACCATCCAGATCGATAGCCGGCAGGTCGAATTGCTCAATATCATCAATTTCCTGCTGCAACTGGCCGAGGACATTACCGGGTTGCCGGTGCTGCTGCAGGGCCAGCAGGGCAAGGCTCCTGACACCGTGGGCGGCATGACCATCCTGAATAACAACGCCTCGGTGACTCGCAGGCGGATCGCCCGGCAGTTCGACGACCAGGTGATCGAGCCCAGCATCAGCCGGTATTATGACTACCTGATGCAGTACGGCAAGGACGAGGAGGAGAAGGGGTTGTATGTGATTGACGCCAGGAGTTCAAGCGTGCTGGTCGAGCGCGACATTCAGAACAAAAACATGATCCAGCTACTCGGGGCGTCCGCAGATCCTGAGTATGGCGTTGACCGGCGAAAAGCCTATGCCGAAACGGCGCTGGCGATGAAGATCGACCCGAAGCGGCTGCAATACGACGATGCGGCATGGGAGAAACGTCAGAAGGACATGCAGAACCGTCCGCCGCCGCCACAGGTAATGATTGCGCAGATGCGTGAGGAAGGCGCTACCAAGCGCACCGCCCTGGAGTTGAGGGCTGAGATGGAGGCCCAGGAAAGGTCGGACAAATTTGAGGAGATACTAGCTAAGTATGACGGCGAACTGAAATTGGCGCTCAAGGACAAGGACAGTGAGAACAAGATTCGGGAACTCAAAGTCGGGCTGGCCTCCGATGTGATGAAACTCAGGACGCAGGTATCGCTGTCGCCGGGCAAGCAGGTGGCCATGCCGCCGAGCGAGCCCGCCGGACTGGCTGCGCCGGGGAACGCATATGCTCAATAGCGAATGCCAAGCGTTTTCGATAACCATAGGAGACGAGTCGTGACCACCATACAGCAGGGCGTACTGATTATTTACCAATGCATTCATCTGCTGAACGCGCACAAGTCCGTGGCGATTCACTAATGGCCGACCCCATCCTCGACCGCCAAGACCTGCAATCCCCGGCCTGGCTGAAACTCAAGGAGCACCTTGAGGCCCGGCTGGTCGAGCGCCGCGAGTATAACGACGGCCAGACGTTGAACGACGTGGAAACCGCTGGGATACGAGGGGAGATCAAGGAAATCAAGCGAATTCTGCGGATTTCTGAATCAGCCAAATCTTCCTGATCGGTCGGAGCGATGCCGTAGTTTGGCTAATGCGGATAGTTTAGAACCCGGTTGATTTTATGCGGAATCGAGGGTTTTTAATTTAATTTATACGGAGAAAACAGTGACCACAGTAGAGCAACCCAAAGTTGACGATGTAACGCCGGAGCAACAGCAGGAGCAGGATGACGCAGCACTTCGGGCTGGCTATGAAAAGGCCAGCGGCAAACCCGACACGGAAGCCGGCGCCCTTGTGGCAGTCGAACCGGAGCCCGGTGAAATCAAGCCCGACGTTGCCGTTACGGAAGTCGATCCATGGGAAGGCGTCAATCCAGCCGTGAAGGACATGCTGCAAGGCATATCTGAGCGCATGGGTGACGTGGACAAGCTCGGCCAGCGGTTCAAGAGTTTCGAGGGACGGTTGGGCGCAGTGCAGAACGCGCTGGCTGCCGGAAAGGCCGCCGCGGCAACAACGGGCACCGATGCCCCGACGCAGCAGCAGATCACGACTGCCGCGCAAAACACGGTCAAGTGGAAGCAGTTATCAGAGGATTTCCCGGAATGGGCCGAAGCCGTAGACGAACGCCTGGCCGCGCAAGCCGCCGAGTTCGCCAAGCATCCGGCGTCATCCGTTGATGTTGAGGGAATGAAGCAGGAATTTTCACAATCCCTTGCCGAAGTCAGACAGGCCAGCACGCAGGAAGCGCGGCAGCTCGCCCAAGTTGACATCAAGCACCCCGGCTGGGAGGACACCGTAAAAACACCGGACTATGCAGCGTGGATCAAGACGCAAGCCCCTGATATTCAGGCGCTGGGCGACAGCGATCGCGCGGCGGACGCCATCAAGTTGCTCGATATTTATGCGGAAAATCGCAAAGCCATCGAGAAGCAAGCAAAAAATCAAACGCGGCTCGCTACGGTTGTTGCGCCAAGACTGGCCAACACCACCGGGTCAACCGTTTTACCGGACGAAGCTGGCTTATCTGTTGGATACAAACGGATAAAGCAAGCATAACAAAGGACATTTATCATGCCACTCCAAACCTACGCGACCAGTGCTGGCCGCATCAACGAAATCAAGGGCGAAATGCTCGCAATGGCCGAACCGACTATCGTTCTGGCGCTGGGCTGCGAGATGAAACGCATTCCGAAAAACAAGGGCGACAACATCAGCTACCGCCGGGTTATCCCGACCGGGGGCGCGACCACCAACGCCAACACCATCAACCGCTGGTCTGTTACCGCTGTCGCCCATCTGCTGCAGGAAGGCGTGCCGCCGAACACCGACACGCTGACCGATCAATACGTCAACGTTCAGTTGGCCGAGTATGGCGCGATCTACGGCTGGACCAACAAGACGGCGGATCTGCACGAGGACGACATCCCCGGCGACATGAAATCGTTGCTGGCGAAACGTATGGGCTTGGTGCAGGAAATGATCCGCTACGGCGCGATGAAGGCGTGCTCCAACGTGATGTACGCCGGGGGCACTACTCGCGCCACGACGGACGAGGCAATCAGCCTGGGTGTGCTGCGCAGGATGGCGCGTGTTCTTCTGGCGAACCATGCCGGGAAGAAAAGCAAAATCATCGCGGCCGGCCCGGACTACGATACCTCGGCGATCGAGGAAGCGTTCCTGGTATTCGTTCACACCGACGGCGCTGCCGACGTGCGCGATCTGCCAAACTTCGTGCCGGTTGCGAAGTACGCCGGGTTCAAGCCGGTCAGTCCGAAGGAAATCGGTTCGTGCGAGGAGTTTCGTTTCATCCTCAGTCCGGAATTGGCGTCCTACGCTGATGCCGGCGGCGCCAACGCGGCGTTGTACGGAACGACCAGCTCGGCGTCCAACATCGACGTTTATCCCTTTATTGTGTGTGGTGAAAACGCCGTGTTCGATATCGCCCTCAAAGGCGGGGATTCGTTCGATCTGTCGATCATCCCGACCACTCAGAAAGACAAAAACGACATCCTCGGTCAACGCGGCTATGTCGGCGCGTGCTTCTGGGCTGCTGTGCTCGTTGCCAACAACGGGTTCATGGGCGTGATCGAGGCCGGCGTAGACGATTTAGTGTAGGTATTGTTAATACCTGATTCCAAAGTAATTATGTCTATGCTATTATGGCAGAGCATAATCACAAAAGGAGTCAGGTATGCCTACATCCAAGATTTGTGCCGTTTGCAATAAAGAGTTCACTGTTCCAAATGCCCGCGCACTAACAGCCAAGACCTGTTCTCAGAAATGTCGTGGCGTATTAATCGCCAGGGCTTACGAAGAACAGCGCGTAGAGCACCGGTGCAAGTGGTGTGGAAGCAGCTTCAAGACTCCAAAATGTTTCTCTGGCAAGCGGGTGTATTGCTCATACAAGTGTGCGGGCGATGCGCAGCGCGGTGTGCCAACCGGGCCGTTCGCACAGGATGGGGCAATCACAATCCACTCTGGCGGGTATGTCTTGGAGCGTGCGACCATCCACCCGTTCAGGGTCGGTGATTACGTGCTCCAGCATCGGTTAGTGATGGAAGCGTGGTTACGCGAAGAATCTCCCGAGCATTTGTTTCTGATTGAAGTCGATGGCGTGAAGTATTTGCGCCGCGACATCCATGTGCATCACAGGAACGAAAGTAAGGCCGACAATCAACGCCAAAACCTACTGGCCTGCACTCCAGCCGCCCATCGTGATTTACATGATGGCCGGTTGCTTATGCTTGGCACGGTATGGCCAGAGAGCGGAAACGAGATTGCCGCGGTTGATAGACGTGTTTTTGGTAAATGCCTTGAGTGTGGCTTGGAGATTGCGAACAAGTTGAGCCATGTGCGGCGCGGGGGCGGTAAGTTTTGCTCTCTGATCTGCAAGGCAGCATGGCACGGCCAAAAGAGCAAGACCAAGGTCAAGCGGACTTGTTTTCAATGCGGCACCGAGTTTGAGGTGTGGCCGGCATACGTTGCGGCTGGCAAAGGAAAGTTTTGCTCAAATGCATGCAGGCACAAAGCAAGAGTAGGGCGCAGTCGGGATGAAGTGATCCCCTACGTAGAGTAGTAAAGCACCAAGCACCAATAGGCCCGGCGACCTCGCCGGGTTTTCTATTTAAAGGAGATTTATCGCATGAGCACTCAACGCAGACTGAACGGCGTGACGATGGGCACCATTAAAACTGGCCTCATCAAAGGTACTACCAGCACCTACACCACCACGGTAACTTCTGCCGGCATGATCAATGGCAAGTACGTTACCGGCCTCGCGGCACAGACCAACACGGCAACGCCGACCACTGACGCGCGGACTGGCTTGGCCTTTCCTGCATTGACGGACAATCAATGCACGGTGTTGGTCGTCGGCCAGAAAGCTGACAGCACGATCCAAATGTGCCAAGGCAGCATCGAGAACACCGATGTTGGCGTAACCACGGTAGCGGGCGCATTCAGGCTTGCGCCGCAGTTCCCTGCGCTGCCGGACGACTTCATGGTGTTCGGCTATGCGCTGGTACGCACGGCGCCGTCTGCCGCGGACTTTGTTGCCGGGACATCAGAATGGACCGCAACCGGCATTACGGCCAGTCAGTTCGTCCAGTGCGGCGTTCTTCCTGATCGCCCGCAAACCTCGTAACCAGTAGTTCAACCGTGTAAAGGCCGCCTTCCGGGGCGGTCTTTTTTTTAAGGAGAATCACATGCCCCGCGTGGCGACTAAGCCCAGATCAGAAGCACAGCTTGCGAACGATGAGCGACTGAGAAACAAGGCCGTGAACCGGCCGGTAGTCATCAGGAAGATGACTGAATCGCAGGAACAGAAAGTCGGCCAGGACGGCGTGCGCGAGTTCGACAAGAACAACGAACTGCCCCAGGTCAAGGTGGCATCAGCGCTGGAAATTTCAGGCGGGACTCGCGCAAAGGGCGGGCCTCGTGGCCAAAAGTGGCTCGACGACATGGCCTTCGCCAACGAAATGGTTGTGGTCATGGTCCACGAAACGACCGACAAGACCGCAAATCCGTTTCCGGAAGTATGGGTGAACGGGCGCGTGCAGCGTTTCGTGCGCGGCGAGGAACAAACCGTGCGCCGCTGTTACGTCGAAAAACTGGCGCGGTTGAAGCTCACTACCTTTGACAATTTGAAGACGAAAGATGTGGACGGCGAGGATGTCTATCGCTACCCGACCCACACTGGATTAGTATTTCCATTTGCCGTCATATCAGACAGCGACAAAGGAAAGGTCTGGCTGAAAGGAATTTTGGCCGAGGCATAGTACCCGCCGCAAGGCGGTTTATCCCAAACCAAAGCGATTTAATCGCATTTAATTAGGAGAATCAAAATGTTGTGGAGAAAGCTGACAAACGCAATTATTGAAAAAGTCTTGCTGTTCAAGAAGGGCGCAATCCTGCGCGTTACCAATGACGATGGCACCACCAGCGATGCGTCGATTGCCGATCTGGCGATTGTCTCAGGGCTGACGGCTACTGCGGCCGAGTTGAACACCATGGCCGGAATTCTGGCCACCACAGCGGAAATCAACCGGGTGGCCGACTCATCGACCCGTGTTGTCGCATCAACGGCAACGACCATAACGGTGTCGGCGACGGCGCATGGCAGCAAGGTTGTGCTCGTCAACGCAACCGCCGCAGCCGCGATCAACCTGCCCGTTGCTTCCGGGACCGGTGAGATATACACCTTCATTATCGGGGTGGACGCCACTGCCACGGCTCACGTCATTGCCGCGAATGGCACCGATGTGATCACCGGCGTATCCGTCCTTGCGACGACCGCGACCGGCGAAGTAACCGGGTTTGCTACCTCGGCGACTTCGGACAAGATCACGCTTAACGGCACCACGCAAGGCGGCGCCAAAGGCGACAAGATCGTGTGTATCGATGTGGCGCCCAATATCTTCCAGGTGTCGATTATCGGGCGGGCTACTGGAACCGTGGCAACACCTTTCGCGGCCACCTAAGACTCGACCGCGGGCAACCGCGGCTGTCAACCGGGGGCGGCATCCGGGGAGTGCAAGCCGCCACTTTTTCTCTCTCTGACAGGAGGATTACATGGAACGCAGTTTGTTGATTGGGTGCGGGTCGAACCTCACCAAACAGGTGCAGTTGGACGGCAAGGCAGAATGGGCGGGCGAGCTGACCACGCTCGACATGAATCCGGATTGCAAGCCCGATATTCTGTTCGACATGGACAGTATTGGCCGGACACGCCACCCAGAGATTTCCATATCCGGGGATCGCCTGCCGTTCGAGGACTCGACCTTTGACGAGATCGGCGCCTACAACGTCATGGAGCACTGGGGAAGCCAGGGCGACTGGCGGGGCTGGTTTGCCGAAATGGCGGAGTATCACCGCATTCTCAAGCCGCGCGGCACGATGAGTATTTTGGTGCCGGTCGGCCAGGATGCGCTGGCGGATCCAGGGCATACCCGGTTCTTCCACAGCAACTACTTCGGCTTTCTGAGCCAGGCGTTTTATGAGAGGAACGAAGTAAAGGAAACATGCTTCACGGATTATCGGTGGTACTGGAAGCTGGATTTCGAGATTGTTTTTGCCGAGCAGCAGGGCGATCACCACCTGGCCGTCATTCTGAGGAAGGTTCCGTAAATATGGAATTCAACCTCAAAGATGTTCGGGTGATGATAGCCATTCCATGCGGGCAAAGCCTGCCGTGGCAGACGGTCCAGTCTATCGTTGAAACCTGCATAGGGCTTGGAACAGAGGGAATTCCCTACGAGTTCCATATGGTAGCCGGGTGCTCTATCGTGGAGCACGCCAGAACGCGGGTGTGTCACGACTTTCTGAAAAGCGATATGAACACGCTGTTTATGATCGACTCGGACATTCGCTGGACATTCGCTGGTTTCATCCGGCTGCTGTCGTTTTCGACGACGATGGAGGTTGTCAGCGGCGCATATCCGGCGAAGCGCGCCGACGGCAATGTTTTCATGCTTCGCGGTTGTGAGGGGGATTTGACGAGCAACGAGTTTGGATGCCTGCCTGTCGGTGGGATAGGACTCGGGTTCACGGTAGTCCAGAGAAAGGTCATCGAGCAGTTGGCGGACAAAGCGCCAAAGGTTCGTTTCCCATGGTCTGGAGATGAGCGAATTCCCTACCTGTTC